GTCTGCAAGATTTGAAGAAGCGCGCAAGGCTGTGTTGCCGAGCAGTGGTGGCATCCCCGCATCGCTGCATGAGTGCCGGTCTTTGAGTGAGCGCCTTTACCGCGCCCAAGGCCTCAACACGATGGTGCTTTTGGGCCACAAGCATCAAGCCATGACGGACATTTACAACGACGACCGGGGCCTGACAAAAGGCAACTGGAAAACGTTATTGCTGACTTGAGCAACCTGGGCCACGCCTGCTGGCGATTCGTGGCAAGCATGCGAAAGTCCCCAGAACTTCTTTGGGGCTCGCAATGGGTGTTTCTCTGGACCTGCGCAAGGCGCACGCATTGACGAATGAGAAAATAGCACATGGCACAAATCTCAATTCTGAACGGCATCTACACGGACGGAAGTGCGCCAGATTTCCGTACGTCATATCCGCGCAACCTGGTGCCCGTTCCAAAGGCGCAGGGCATCAGCAAAGGCTACCTGCGCCAGGCTGACGGCATCGAGCAGACCGGAGTTGGGCCTGGTGTTGACCGGGGTGGCATCAACTGGAACGGCACGCTCTACCGCGTCATGGGCACAAAGCTCTGCAGCGTGAGCGCGGCGGGCGTAGTGACTCAACTGGCGGATGTTGGCGGGACTGGTCAGGTGACGATGGATTACAGCTTTGATCGGCTCGCCGTCGCGTCTGGCGGTTCTCTGTTCTATTGGAACGGCTCCACGGTGACGCAGATCACAGACCCAGACCTCGGCACCGTCAAGGACATGCGTTGGATTGCGGGCTACTTCCTGACCACAGACGGAGTTAACCTCATCACTACCGACCTGAACAACCCGGCCAGCATCAACCCGCTGCACTACGGCTCGGCAGAAGCAGACCCGGACCCGATCAACGCCGTGGACGAACTTCGCAACGAAGCCTACGCATTCGGGCGCTACACCATCGAAGTGTTCCAGAACGTAGGCGGGACGGGCTTTCCGTTCTCGCGTATTGAGGGCGCGCAGATCGGGAAAGGAGTCATCGGAACGCATGCATATTGCGGACTGGGCGACACCTTCATGTTCGTCGGGTCAGGGCGTGGCGAGGCGCCCGCCGTCTATCAGATGGTCCCCGGCAACGTACAGAAAGTCAGCACGCGCGAAATCGATACGGTGCTTCTCGATTACACCGAGGCGCAGCTATCGCAGATCGTCATGGAGACGCGGGTGGATAAAAATCACCAGCACGTCCTGATTCACTTGCCTGACCAGTGCCTTGTGTACGACACCATTTCCAGCCAGGTGATGGAGGAGCCGGTGTGGTTCACTTACACGACCAGTGTTGTGGGGCTTGGCCAATATCGTGCGCGCGGGATCGTTTGGTGCTACGACCAGTGGAATGTAGGGTGTCCAGTTCTTGGTTTGATAGGAAAATTGACTGATTCAGTGTCGAGTCATTACGGCCAGGTTAATGGGTATGACTTCGGAACGATGATTACCTACAACGACGGGCAGGGCGCGATCTTCCACGAACTGGAGCTGGTATGCCTAACCGGACAAATTGCATTAGGCACGGACCCGGTGATCTGGACTCAGTATTCACTCGATGGCGAGACGTGGAGCATGGAGCGGCCTGTGAAAGCAGGAATGCAAGGCCAGCGCAGGAAGCGCATCTGCTGGCGCAACCAGGGGCAGATGCAGAACTGGCGCATTCAGCGATTCCGGGGAACATCAGACGCCCACTTGGCATTTGCGCGTCTTGAGGCGCAGATCGAACCGCTGTACCTGAAGCATGGCTAACTTACGCACCAACAAAATCACGCGGGACAAACTCGCCAAGATTTTCGGCAATCAGGAGGCCATCAAGCTAATAGAGAACTTGGTGAGTGATGTTTCTGTGGCGTTGCCGGACTCTATTACGACAACAGATACATCAGCAGCCGCAGCCGCAGCCGCAGCACAGTCAACGGCAAACACTGCCCTTGCCACCGCAAATGCGGCCCTGGCACTTGGCGGTGGAGGTGGCGGCAGTCTTGTTGTGTTCCAGGCAGAAGACGCCGATGTCGAGATGCCAATGCTCGGATTTCCGGGCGGCGCTGGACTCGCTGGTCCTGTCGGACCTGCCGGCCAGATCATTTTCATGGAAGCCCCCGAGCCTGACGAGCCACTCATGATTCCAGGGCCCAAGGGTGACACCGGAGCATCCGGTGGTGGTGGGGGAAGTGCAACCATAAAGGCCACGACCATCACCGTCCCATACGGCGCAAATAAATACGAGGCATCCGTGGTGGACGCTTCTGTTCTGGTCACCTCGAATATTTTGATTTCGCACGGAGCCTATGCGGACACCGATACCAACGAGCCCGAAGATGATTTAGCAACTTTCTATGTCTCCAAGGTGGTTGCCGGTGGGTTCAATATAGAGATTTCAGCGCCCAACCAGCAGACGCTGGGTGGGCCTTTTAAGTTCAACTATTTGATCGGATAAGCCATGGGCGTCCTCTACGATTCACGCGGCAACGAATTCAACGGCAACCTCGACCACATCGTCGGCACAACCGTAACGGATGCACGCGCACAGACTGTCACGCTCGCAGCACTCGCAGCAGAGGCCACGGCAGACCTGAACGGCCAGGCGGTGGCGATTGTGGACGCGCGCACGGCGGCGGGTGCGCTCTCGCTGGTGTTTGAAGGTACGGTGGATGGAGTCAACTATCTGGCCATCCCTGCTTTCGACATTGCGACCAGCGCCTTTGTGGCAACGGTCACATCAGCCACCACTTTCAACAAGCAATACGCCGTTACCGTGACCGGATTTAAGCGCATGCGCGTTCGCGTGTCGGCCTACACCTCGGGAAATATCGCAATCGCCATGCGGGCGTCACAGGCTGACTTCCTGATTAACACGGCTGAAATCCCCTGCCTGTCGTCCAGCGCGACTGCAGCGGCAAATACAGCCCTAACACTTACCCTCGCGGCACCTGGCGCAGGTCTTCGGCACTACATCACCGGCCTTGAGATTATCCGCAACGCAACCGCAGCCTTGGCGGGCACTGCCACGCTGGTGGTCACCACCACCAACCTGCCTGGCACGCTGGCATGGTCCGTTGGCAATGCGATGATCGCCGGCGGAACACAGATTGACGTGCAGCGCGAGTTTGTGCATCCGCTGCAGTCCTCGGCACAGAACGTTGCTACAACAATCGTCGCTCCGATCCCCGGCGCGGCTGTGCTGTGGCGCATCACCGCTTACTACTACATTGCCCCTTAAGGAATCGTCATGGCATCCAACAAACCATTCCGCGCCGGTCCTGTTGCACTATCGGCCACGCTCACCACCAACCTACTGAACCCGCCCACGGCAGCAGGTGGCGTCAATGCTGGGTCAGCGGCTCAGTACATCACCCTGCGCCACGTGCGCGTGGTGAACAAGACAGCCAGCGCGGCGACGTTCTCGATGTGGCTTGGCGCTACCGGCGCGAATGCTGCAGGCACGGAGGTGATTGGGCAGGGTCAGACCGTGGCCGCGAATTCCTCATATGACTGGTATGGCGCGATGCGATTGGACGCTGCTGATTTTCTGGTCGGCGGTGCAAGTGCAGGAGCATCTCTGTCGGCCACCTTTGAGGGTGAAATCGGAGTTTCCTAAACCCCGGCGCGGTGCGGCGCGCTTACAATCCGCATACACCGACCTCTTGCAGGTCCGCTGAGCCTTCAGAGCCGCCAGCAGCTCACTTGAACCCCGAAAGGGAGAGTGATGCTGACCCTGAAACCTCTTGAAGACAAAGCCGCGCTAGAGCGCATCTACACCGACCCATGGATTACCAAGGTCGGCCACGATCACCGCCCAGCCGCCCCCATCTATCACACCGCAGCGCGCTACCTCGGCGCGTACGTTGGCACGACTCTCGTCGGTGCATTCCTCGTCATCGAGTCGGGGTTCATAGAAATGGACATGCATGCACTGCTGAGCCAGAAGGCGCTACCGTGGTGCCGCGACTTTGGCCGCATGTGCCTTGATTTCATTTTCGGGCACGAACACATACAGCGCGTGAACGCGATGATTCTGGAGGGTCTCGAATCTGCCTGCAACTACGCCCAAAAGATCGGCTTTAAGACCGAAGGCTTCAAGCGAGACTCTGCACAGGTTGGCGGCAAGCTCGTGGGCATCCATATGCTGGGCATGACCCGCGCAGACTGGAGCGCAGCATGAGTTTCATCGGAAAATTAATAGGCCAACTGACCGGGGCGCAAGACCAAGCGGACGCCGCAAGCTCTGCCGCGCAAACACAGTCTGCATCGGCACAGGCGGGCATTGATGAGCAACGCAGGCAGTACGACTCCATGCGCGGACTCATGCAGCCGTTCGTCAATGCTGGATACACGGCCATCAATAGCCAGCAAGACCTATCTGGACTAAATGGGGCTGATGCGCAGCGGACTGCTATAGACGGAATCAAGGGCGGCGTGCAGTTTCAATCCATGCTCAATCAGGGCGAGAATTCCATTCTTGCCAACGCCTCGGCAACGGGTGGGCTTCGAGGCGGCAACACACAGGGTGCGCTTGCGCAGTTCTCGCCTGCGCTCCTGTCGCAACTCATTGACAGCCAGTATTCCAAGCTCGGCGGGCTCACCAGTCTAGGCCAGAACGCGGCGGCAGGCATTGGCAATGCTGGCATGCAGACCGGAAACAACGTGGCGAATTTGCTTGGGCAGCAGGGCGCGGCTACGGCTGGCGGGCAACTTGCGCAGGGTGGCGTGGCGGCTTCTGGATTCAACACGCTGGGCAAGGCAGTTGGTGTAGCTGGTGGCCTCGGATGGAAGCCGTTTTAAGGATCATCATGGGACCAATTGACTACATGAGCCTGATGCCAAAGGAAGACTTCCTTGGCAACGTGATGGGAGGCCTGGAGGCGGGCTCTGCCATTCGCCAGAATGACATGAAGATGCAGCAGCAGCAGATTGCGCTTGACCGCGCCAAGTCGTATCAGTCCGACATCGGCACGGCCATGACCAACCCAACGCCGCAGGCATTTACTGCGCTGGCGCTGAAGTATCCCGAACACCGCGAAGCCTTCAAGCAGGGATGGGACACGCTCAATCAAGACCAGCAGCAAAGCGAACTGCGCGACGGCGCGGCCATTGCTGCATCGCTGCACTCCGACCGGCCAGACCTTGCCACACAGCAAGTGCAGGCGCGAATCATTGCATCCAAGAACAGCGGGCAACCCACAAAGCCTTATGAAGACCTGTTGCAACTGATCCAGACCGACCCGAATCAGGCCTACGCCCACACGCTCGGCGTGCTGTCCGGCATTCCCGGTGGCGACAAGATTCTGACCGGCCTGGAACGATTGGGGCAAACCGGCGCGCCGATAACCTCGCTCCTGCAGAGGTGCGCAAAGCTACGGCGGACGCAGGTGCAGCAGAATCCGGCGCCACCATCAAGGCAGTCGAGGCAGCAAACGCCCCGACCAAGACCGCACTGGAAAACGGCACCGCCTTGCTGGGCAACAAAAACGTGCAAAGCCAGATCACCGACCGCGCCGCGCGCCTGGCACTCGACCAGGACCGCCTCACATCAGAGGTACAGGACAAGCTCGACGAGCGCCAAGCCAAGTACGGCACGCTACCCGAGTACGTCGCCAAGCAGTCCGACGAAGCCACACTGGCATCCGTTGGCGCCGACCAGTCGGCCACACAGATGATTGCCTTGGCTTCGAAGATCGACGCGGCAGGCCTATCTGGCGGGTCTGGCGCGAAGGTAAGCGAGTGGTGGAAGAAGACATTCGGCAATCAGGACGACCTAACGCGCATCCGCGGCGAGTACAACCGCATCGTGACGCCATCGGCAATGGCCGCATATAAGAAGGTGGCCGCTGGAAGCACATCGGACAAGGACATCGAGACCGCCATGACCGGCGTGCCAAGCGACACGGCAAGCCCCGAGACTATGGCCTCTTTCCTGCGCGGCGCGGCCAAGCTGCAGGTCTACGAGTCCACCCTGAACGGCGCAAAGAGCGA